TAACAAACAAGCCTACTATTCCAACAGCGTTTAGTGGTGACTATACAGACCTAACAAACAAGCCTACATTATTTGACGGAGTATATGATTCGTTAACAAGTAAGCCTACGTTGTTTAGTGGTGACTACGATGACCTAACAAGTAAGCCTACATTATTACAGATAGGCACAACATCTACTACAGCACTTGCCGGTAATGCACGTATCGAAGAGCAATACCTTACAGTACAATCCGCAGCTGATCTAGTTAAAGGTCAGGTTTGTTATATTATTTCAACAACAGACGCAGGCGTTCCTGTTGTACAACTTGCTGACGCAAATAATATAAGCTCTCATGCAGTTGGCATTGCTACAGAGACAGTAAGTTCTCAGAGTACTACTAAGCTCTTAACAAAAGGTATTCTTTCAAATATAGACACTACTACAACCGCTATACCAGGTAGTGGTAACCTTTTATATGTTTCTGAAATCGCAGGTGATTTAACTAGAACAGCTCCTAATGCTTTCCAAATTAGTACACAACAAGTCGCTACAATAATTACAACAGATGCAACAACAGGTTCAATTCTTGTAGATATAAATGCGCCTATAGTAGGTGTTGCCGATTTGCAGGACAATGAGATAGCAATTGGCGGACCAAACGGAGAGCAGAAGGCTAGCTGGTACGAAGTTGCCCTACCTGCACAAACCTTAATGCATACTGGTGTTGTAAGTGCTGTCAATGCTATTGAAGCCAGCTCAGCAGGTAGTCCTCTTGGAAATAACAGACAACAAGTCGCAGATGCTTCTGTAGACACTGTAGTAATTGGAACAGGCCAAGGAATTAATAACTTTGCACTTTTTTATGATGATCAAACATCATCTGCAAACGATCAAATAGTTATACGGTCGGATCAAGGTACTATGACTCTAGACGCACATGAGATACTAGTGAATGTTGGTAAAAATGGAGATGTTGGTGGCCTTCGAATATTTAATTTTGCAACGTCTGAAGTAGATGGACAAGAACTTATATTCCACACAACTCAAAACGGTATCCATGTAGGCAATGATAGACGGGGAACCTATACCGCAGGAGATTTGCAAATTAATCAAGATACTGACTATGGTATGTTAGTAGGTCGAAACTCTTTCAACTATGGAAGTAACAACATTGGCTTTGGCGACGATATTGATTTTTCAGCTGATACAGTTTCAAACTTAGCTTCTGGATCTCGAGTTGATGTTAAATCTTATATAACAAACAGTGTGGCGCATGGCGGAAGTGTAATAGCAGGTGATGGAGTATCAGCTAAAACGTCGATATTCGCTGGCGGCTATATTACAAAAACTACTGGCAATTATGGATTTACTTGGGGGAACGGATCGTATCCAGGTGGATCAACAATTTATTATTCAGAAAACCATGCTGAAGGCGGCGTACTTTTTGGAAAGCAAACTATACTAACTTCAAATGCTACTAATTCTTTTATAGCCGGAGGCATAGGTGGAAGCAGTGAAAACTTTGAAGCGCACAAAATAGACTCGGCGCACTCCTTTAATTATGGTAAATCTAGTAACATTAAAGCAGATTCAGATCATTCGGGTGCTATAGGATTGTATCATATACTTGATACAGCACCACAAGGTTTTGCGGCTGGAGAGATACAAAGATTAACAAACACAAGAGCTTCTGCAGCTGTCGGAGCCCTTAATGTACTAGGCAGTGCAGAACATACTACTGGCAATGACTATCTCTTTGCGGCAGGCTATAAAAATGAACCGCTGGGTGATGGAGGAATGTGTCTTGGTTATCAGTTAAAAACACCTCTTAACAGAGCAACTGCTGATGATCCATATGAGTGGGAAAAAGGCTCTACCGTTGTAGGCGCCCATAATGATCCTTTGAAAAAGTTTGATACAGATGACGGTGTAGGAGCAACTTGGGTACAGAATCAAAGATTTGTAGTAGGTACAGGTATAAGTGCAGCTGCTCCAAAAACAGGGTTTGTAGTAGCTGCGCCAGCTTCAACAGCTTTCTCTGGTATTATTATGACACACCTTGCAGAGAGTGATAGCTATCCATCAGCAAGTGATGCAAGAGCAGGCGGTGTACCAACTGGAGGCCTGTATAGAACAGGCAATGATGTAAAAATTCTATTAGCAGGAGACTAATTATGGCAATTACAAAAACAACTGTAGTTAAAAGAGTAGATGTAACTGTAAGAGATGCAACAGACTATACTCAAAGTGTACTATCCGTTACCCTTATAGATACTTGGGATGATCCCGAAGATGCAGATCTACCTATACGAAAAAGTCGTGTAGTAAACCTTCCAACAGGAACTGATGTTACTTCGTATCCTCAGTTTGTGCAAGACATTGCAGGAACCGTATGGGGTTCCTAGTAGTAACGATAAATACTACTAGATAATTAGGATAGATATATGGCAGTAAAAATTCAACTACGCAGAGATACCGCCGCTAACTGGACAGCAGCAAATACAGTATTAGCTCTAGGTGAACCGGGCGTAGAAACAGATACATTAAAACTTAAAGTTGGTGACGGTATTACAGCATGGACGTCATTGGCTTATTCTATATCCTATAACTTTAATGATCTAAACAGCAAACCTACTACACTAGCAGGCTATGGAATAACAGATGCTCTTACGCTTACAGACCTAAGTGTAGGTACAGAAGGTACAGCCGCAGGCGATGGTGCTATTGCATATGACAATACAACAGGCACGTTTACATATACACCCCCAGACACTAGTACGTTCTTAACAAGTGTTGCATACGCAGATCTTACATCAACTCCTACTACCTTAGCAGGTTATGGTATAACCGATGCTGTGGCTAGTTCTGCTATATCAACATTTGGTGGAACCTTAGTTGATGACGCTGATGCAACAGCGGCAAGAACAACACTAGGGTTAGGAACAGCCGCAACGACAGCCGCAACAGATTACGCAACATCTGCACAAGGCTTATTAGCAGATTCAGCTCTACAAAGTGGTGCAGCAATTAGCGTAGGTAATATTACAACTACAGGTTACCTAAGAGGACCTGCTACATTTACTATTGACCCAGCGGCACACGGAGACAACACAGGTACAGTAGTTATTGCTGGTGACCTACAAGTTGATGGTACACAAACAACTATTAATTCTACAACACTAGACATAGACGATATAAACATTACACTAGCAAGTGGAGCGGCAGGTAGTTCTGCGGCCAACGGCGCAGGTATTACAGTAGATGGAGCAAGTGCTACAATTACATATGTACACAGCACAACCAGTTGGGACTTAAACAAGCCTGTAAATGTAACAGGTAACTTTAATGCTGACGGTGACTTGTTTAACTTTGGTAGTGGAACAAAAGGTAGAATACAGATCAAAGGTGGATCTAATGAAGATTCACAGATTAGATTCTTTGACGGTGCAAACGGTAAAGCACGTATAGGTGTTCCAAATGGAACTAACTCACTTGTATTAAGTGGTTCGGACACTATGACTGCAGACGTTACTATTGATTCAAGTGGTAACGTTACTATGGTAGGCACACTAGATGTAGACGGTGCAGAGATTACTGTAGGCACAACAGGCTCACGTTTTGCAGAAAACAATTTAAGATTTAACGTTGCTGGTACTTCGTACTTAGATATAAATGACGTAGGTCAGCAACTAGATGTAAGAACAAGTAAAGTATCATCGCTAGACAAAACTATTCTTAGCCTTACACCAGATGGAACAACATTTAGTGTAGACGCTAAGTTTAACGAAGGTATCAAAAGCAACTACAACGATAACTTAGAAGTATACACAACAGCAACAGACAGTTTTATTACTGAAGCAGGTGCAAGTGGTAGTTTGTTTGTACAGTCAAACAACGAAATAAGTTTACGTTCTACTCTTGCTGAGTATGGACTTACATTTAATGTAAATGGTTCGCTTGATATATTCTATGACAATGCTAAGAAACTAGAAACAACAGCCAAAGGCGTAGAAATTACAGGTGATGTAGCACTAGGTGCAATTGACACATCAATAACAACAACTGAGTCAGCAATGTTCTTGTATGACACAAGACTTGATTCAGACGGCGGCGCTTGGAGAAGACGAGTACAAGGCACTAGTTGGTACAACGAAACACTTAATACATCATCAAGAGGAAGTAGAAAAGACTTTCCTGCGGTAGCATTAATTGTTGCAGACAACACAGCAAACACAGTAACAATATATGATGCTGATCACCCTGACATGGCTATGTGGATGGTGTTTAATATTGATAACACTATGTGGATGAAACATGTATCAGGCGGACAAACTGTAGTAAACATCTTTGCTATGAACGGACAAATGTATACTTGTGGTGGAACAGACGGATTGCGTTTTGGCATAATGGATTTTGTTAGAGACAGTGGCGATATGATAGAAGCTGGATATCACTACACAGCAGAAGGTATTGCTAGTCGCAACAGTGAACGAATAGACAGCCAAGGTGCTAGAGGCGTTCTTAGAATAGCAGACAATTCGGCTATATGTGTAACAGCAAAAGTGTTATCTGATACTCCTGTTAATCCAAGAACAGGATTGCAAGACCCAACTATATTTGTAGGCACAGCAGGAGGTCTATCAGTTATAATGTCTGATAGAGCAACAGTACATGATGGAACAAGTACAACAGGCTCTGCATACAATTACGTAGGACATATAACAATTACTCCTAACGGTGACTTATGGTATGCCGGCGATAGTTTTGATACCTATCTAAGTTTTAGAGATACTTATGTTGTTGATCCAAGTGTTATAACAGCTGACTGGACTTGGGACAACGGCACAGATAATCTTACAACAGGCGGATATGCAATAACCACCACCAACGAATCTGGAGAGATTAAAGCAGGTTTTGAAAATGACGCGGCAATGAATTTCTTAGATGGACCAGCTGCAGGTACGAAAGATGATGGCTTACTATTATTTGATTTCACTGATACAGATGCACAAGTAACTTTGCATGCTCATATACAAACAGATCACAACACAGGTTGGCAACAGCGTCAAACTAAATTAGTAATTATGAGTGACAATGATGATACAGATGTTGTAGGTTCAGGAGAACTTATTACAAACGGTGACTTTAGTGGCGGAACAACAGGTTGGAGTACAAACGGTACAAGTATAATTACAGACCAAGGTGGGTACATAAGAGTAGATAGAAACAGTGGCTCGGCTGCAAATCAATGTTATCAAGATATTACAACAGTGGTAGGTGTAACCTACATGGTAAGAGCAAAAGTAATTGCAACCAACAATCAATATGCAAGCATCTATCATCCGGGTGGCGAAACAAAGTCAACAACAGCTGCTACAGCAGATGTACTAACAGGATCGTTTGTTGCAACAGGCACAACATCAAGAATTGAACTTGGTGCAACTGGCGGCTCGGCTGTAACAGCAGACTTTGATGATGTAAGTGTAATGCTTGCTGAAGATGATAGATCAGGTAATTTCCAATCAATTCCTGTTTACGGCACAATACCTAAGCAAGCATGTAACACAGGTACTGACTTAGTAAGTTACGGACCGTTTAGCACAAGCAACTATATGGAAGCACCGTATAACGATGACTTAGATTTTGGTACAGGCAACTTTACAATACAAGGTTGGATCAAACCAGTAGCAAGTACATCCGTTCAAACATTATTCCATAGACGTAGATATGCAAGCAATGCTAACACAATTGAAATTGGTGTAAACACTGATGAAACATTTTACTTCTACACTGGCGCCACTATGACAACACTCACTGGCGATCCAATGAACGCAGATACATGGCAACATTTTGCATGTGTAAGAGACAATGACGAACTACAACTGTACATTGATGGTCAATTAATAAGAACAGCCGCCGGCGGCCCTGACGATGTAAGCCATCCAGACAACCACACAAGAATAGGTGCATACATTAATAATACAGGTACAGTATCGTATCCATGGTTAGGTGAACTTGCATTGTTAAAAGTTAGTAGTAAAAAAGCAACAGCAAATGAAATAGCAAAAATATTTAATGATGAAAAGAAATTATTTGAACCAAATGCAAAAGCAACATTGTATTGGGACGATACATCAAGTAACAAAGAAAGAATATCAGGACTTGCTTATGACTCAATTACTGAAAGAGTACATGCTGGCACAAGTTCCGGAAGAAGTGAGTTCCAAGGACTTGTAAGAGTAAATAATTCTACAGACGCTGTTGGAACAAATATAACAGCAATAGACGGAATGGTAGCAGAGGGATAATATGGCAATTAAAGTAACAAGACCTCAAATAGATCTTAGAGAAGAAATTAACAAAGCTCTTACACTAAGAGGACTTGAGAATCAATTAATAACAGTAAATGGACTTGTATCAGATGGCATGATACATGTTAAGAAAAGCGGCGTCGATGCTGAAGTTGAAGGGCTAAGATTAAGCCACGGACAAACTGTTTTTAACAATTCAACAGGCTATGAGCATGCCATAGCACTAACCTTTGACCTACCTTCAGTTGAAGCAGGAGTTGAAAGTAATAGAGTAGCGGCAAAAGTAGTTGGAAGAAAAGGAGTCAATGGAACTAATGATTGGTACACAAACGGTGCATCAACAAACTTCAATGGTCAATTAGATTTTTACACAAGAAAAGATGATGTGCTGACTAACAAAATGACCATAAACGAAGAAGGCTATGTTGGTATTGGCTCAACTAATCCTGCAACTAAGTTATACATTTATGAAGATGATTCAACATATGCTAATACTGAAGTCATGATTCACAACAACAAATCAGATGATGCAGCTGTTCTTAGACTAAGGGGTGAACGAACAAGTACTACTGATGTAGGACAAGTTATATTTGATAATTCAAATAAAGTTATATGTAATATTAGAGGTGTAACTGACGACAACACTGATGATGGAGCAATTCAATTTTGGACAGCTACAACAGGAAGTAATGCCGTTGTTAGAGCTGTAATTGACAGCAATGGTAACTGGGGGTTAAGAACATCTGATCCAGGTTATGAACACGATCATATAAGTGATTTTAGTGGCGGTGAAACAAAAGTTTTACGTAGAAGATACGACGAAGTTGTTGTAGCATATAATCACGGCACTAGTGGCACGGTAACTTCTACAATCACAGTTACTCTCAACGTTGCTGGGTTGCGTGGAACAGTGTTAACAGCAGACTTTAGTGGATCAAGAAACAACTCAGGACCTGATAACTATATTCAAAGAATTGTTCATACACTAATGAGTGAAGGCACTAATTTACGAAGAAGTGATAGAATATCAGCATTAGAATTTGCTAGTGGTGCTAGTCGTGTTGCTGTGAACAGCGTAACAATGTCAAGCGATAAGATTGTAGTTGAATATGAAATTGCCGCAGGCAGTGCAGGCTACGATGCAAGAATGTTGTTTACTGCTAAAGGCCCAGGCATTAACGATTTAGACGTAAGCGTAAGCACTTAAGACGATTAACCCCGAGCTATTTCTAACCCGGGGTTGCTTCGTTCTTTAAATCCTTTATAAGGGCTATGCCCCTTTATTCTTTACTCGTCCGTTAGTAAACGTTACTTATTATTATTGACAAAGTTATAGAACTTTTCAGCTGCTTCTAATACTGCATCTGCTCCAGGTACTTCTGGTAGTTTAACTTCTTGAACAATCTCTCCAGTATCTTTATCACGCTTTACAGTTTGTTCCCAACCTGCCCATTTGGCGTGATAGTCTTGCCAGATATTGTTTTGAGCCATTTCTAAAACTTTGGTACGAATTTCGTATCCATTCTTATTTGTTTTGATTTGTGGCATTGCGGCTTTGAACATTTCAGCAATTTCTTGTGTTTGTTTCATAAGAGCTTCGCCATACTTGGTTTCTACAGTCATATTGTTCTCCTCTGTGTATGTGTGTAGTGTTATTAATAATAACGTATTATTTAGTGCTTGTCAACCACTACATTGCCAGTATCGGCAATATGATGATTAACATCTCTATGTCCTGCTTCGTCTTCTCTAACAGCAATTATAACTTCTCGTAACCTAGCATCTTCATCTAAGTTCCAATAGTCAATTGCAATTCGTGGAGCAGGGATATTCTCTAGTCTACCTTCGTCTACTTCTTTAAGATACTCTGTATAACTGTAAACAGCTTCTTCTTCAAAGTATCCTACTATCCTATGTGCTGTTCTAGGTGATAGTAAGAATATAAGAAAGTATACATGCCAAAATATACCTTGGGCGATTAGTATAAGCAATCGCTCAAACCAATTAGGCTTTGCAATCTCAATGAAAGTCATTAAGTGCATACGCTCATTCTCTGCTTCTGCTAGAAGTGTGCGTATTAATGGACCGTATCCAGGACGTAGTTTGCGTAGACTCTTTAGGTGTGTCCACATGCCTCCTACCATACCGGGTACAGCCGCAACTGTTTCTAATACTACAGCTCTATGTCCGTAGCGTTCACGAAAGAATGTATCTGCAAACCATCTCATAGTTCTAGTAAAACGGTATGCAAACTTGTCTGATATTGTATTTGGAATATAGTGTTCCATATTAGCCACTCACATAGTTTTCTTTAGGTCTGTACCAATTCTTTTGATGGTACAGTCTAGCCAATAAATTGACTATCTCTTTCTTGTCTGCATCATTGTCAAATGATGTTTGAAGTAGATGTAGAGCACGTTCAATATGCTCTACATCTTTTACTGTTAGATTAAAGTTGCCATTTGGTTTCATACTGTACTTAGTTCAGTTAGAATGACTCGTACATTTTATGTTTGAACTCAGATATTTCGTCAGCTTTTTTATAGTAGCCTTTGTTTCTTAATTCACGAATTGCCATACAGTAACTTCTGTACTCCATTGCTTTTAGAAACTTTCTAAACATCGTTCTTGTCTTTCTGTAGCATCAAAGCCTTTGCTTCTTCATGGTATCCCATACGAGATAGTTCAGATGCAGCTCTTGCTCTACCTGCTGACTCGCCCATAGCAATCATACCTACTATAATACATGTAAAAAACTTGTATACAAGTGGTAAAGGGTTACGAATTTTGACTGGTGTATTTCCTACAACTTCCATTATACCCACCCTTTTAAATTATGATTAACAGAACGGTTAAGAGTGCTGTCGCCATATGCAATGTTGCGGATGTCACCGCGAGCAATGCCTATGTCATTTAACTCATAGTCTGATAGTCTTGAAAGATCTTTGATTGTTTGTCTTACTTGGGCTCTGTAAGCGAGTTTGGCTTTAATTTTTTTAAACCAGCTTGCCAAGCCAGTCAGACCGATTGTGTCGGCCGCCATTATCAATGTAGTCACAATGACTCTCCTTTATGTGTATATGTGTGTGATAGCAGGTCTGTCACGTACCCCTGGTCTTTGCTAGGCGTCACCTTTGTATGGCATAGGAATGCCCTTCATTTTTTATGAGCTGAAGACGCTCTAAATAGTACAGGATCACTGTCCTATTCGCTACTATTTATATAACAATAACACTATATTGCAAGGATTACTAGTGTTAATTTTGCATTGCCGTTATGCAAAGTTTGCATATGTTGGACAACTGTAATCTGTTTGTAATCATCTATTTGTTAAATATTTGATTGACAGTAATATTAAGTGATGTTACAGTTAAAAAATAGTAAGCAATCTCGCTTACTAGTTTGTGAGCGACGGGGTAAAGCCGTCAAGCAAAGGAGAAAAGAATGGAAGCACTTACTCTATGGAGCCTTACAGGGTTCCTATTCGCAGCATACGCTGTAATTGCCAACGACTCAGTACAGACTCTCGGTACATGGATGGCATCAAACAATGAGAGATTCAACTACAAAACTTTATGGGGAGCAGCAAGTGCGGTGTTACTTGCAACCTTATGGTATGGTTGGACAGTAAATGGTGGTGACATCAGTTACGGAAGACTTAACAAGATACCCTGGCAAGAAGTACAATGGTATCATGCAGCCGCGCCTGCAATACTTGTTGCACTAACACGTTTAGGTGTACCAGTATCAACTTCGTTCTTGGTCTTATCAGTATTTGCTTCAACTTTCGTGTTGGAGAAAATGCTTATGAAATCGATAATGGGTTACGGTGTAGCCGCAGGTTTTGCATACATGGTATGGTTTGCTATAACAAAGTATGCAAACAGTTGGTTCGACGAAACACAACCTGTTAGCGAAGGCAATAAAAAGTTTTGGCGTATTGCACAATGGATAGCAACTGGTGGCTTGTGGTGGACATGGCTTAGTCATGACATGGCAAACATCGCTGTATTCCTACCACGTGTAGTTCCGATAGACTTAATGGTCTTAATTAGTTTTGTATTTGTAGCAGGCATGTTCTTTATGTTTAAAGAACGTGGTGGTAAGATACAACAAATTGTTCTAGAGAAGCATAATACAAAATATGTAAGATCAGCAACACTGATTGATTTATTCTATTGGTTGTGCTTGTACTTCTTTAAAGAGCTCAACGATATTCCTATGAGTACAACTTGGGTGTTCGTTGGTCTACTTGCAGGACGTGAACTTGCAATGGCTACATACTATGGTAAGCAAAAGACCAAGAGTGTGTTTCCACTTGTAGCAAAGGACTTTGGAAAGATGATGGTAGGACTTGGTGCTTCAGTAGCATTGGTTCTTATGATACATTATATTATCCTACCAAACGGACTGTAATACAACAAAAAATAAAAAGACGTTTCGGCGTCTTTTTTCTTGACTTTTAAACCATTTGTATATATACTATACAAACACTAAGAAATTAACCATCCATAGCGGAAAGGAAACAGTTTGAAGATGAAAATAATCGCAGGTAATAGCAATAGGGCATTAGCACAAGATATTGCAGAACACTGTTTTGCTGGACTGGTGCCAGCCACAATATCAACATTTGCAGACGGAGAAACAAGTGTTGAGTTTGAAGAAAACGTTAGAGGCGAAGATGTGTTTATTATACAAAGTACATCATCCCCTGTAAATGACAGTTTAATGGAACTGTTGATTATGATTGATGCGGCAAGACGATCAAGTGCTAGTCGTATTACTGCTGTTATTCCTTACTTCGGTTATGCTAGACAAGATCGTAAGAGTGCAAGTCGTACTCCTATTACAGCAAAACTAGTTGCTAACCTATTAACAACATCAGGCGCAGATAGAATCCTTACAATGGATCTACACGCAGGACAGATACAGGGCTTCTTTGATATTCCAGTGGACGATTTAACAAGCCGTAAAGTATTTGCCAAAGACATCAAATATAAAGTTAACACAGAAGAGCCGACAGTGTTTGTATCACCAGATGCAGGTGGTGCTGTTAGAGCTCGTAAGTTTGCAGACATGTTCCACGGGGACATTGCTATTGTAGACAAGCGTAGGCCTGAAGCAGGCAAGAGCGAAGTGATGGCACTGATTGGTGATGTTGAAGGCAAACATGCTATTCTAGTTGACGACATTGTTGACTCAGGCGGAACATTATGTAGTGCGGCCAAAGCAATTATGGACGCAGGTGCATTGTCAGTTCGTGCTTATATTACACATGGTGTATTGTCAGGCGAAGCATGTAACAAGGTTGAAAAGAGTGTGTTAGAGGAGTTAGTAGTTACAGATAGTATCAACGATCGTTGTCCTAAGAACTGTAAAAAGACACGACAGGTTAGTGTCGCGCCTTTATTTGGTGAAGCAATCCGTAGAGTATCAAACGAAGAAAGCGTTAGTAGTTTATTTTCCTAACGCTGTTTCAATGTGTTTGATGTATTCGTCAATGCTGTGATCGCTAAATGAGTCTACCTTACCAGCCTTAATGCCCATCCATAAACCACGTAACTTATCTTTAAAGCGTTGCCAAGAATTTAAGTTACGAACGTTGCCATAGGCGTTGATGTAGTGTTTAGTGCCATGATGCTTATAACCCATAAACGACGGAGGAACTGTAGTAACAATGTCATTATTGTTTCTCCATCTATGATGCTCAACACATAGGCTATCACAATACCCCTTCCAGCCTACACGAGGTGACCCGTATGTATAAAGCTCTATAGGATCGTTAAGTTCAATGTTATGTTTACAACGACTTGCCATTATAGTAGCCATTGCCGCTCCTAAACTATGTCCAGTGAACCAAAGTGTTTTACTTAAATTTGTTTTACGTAGAACATCTTCTTCAACCATTGGCCAAAGTTCATCAACTTCTGCTTTGAAACCTCTGTGTACTCGACTCATAGTTTCTGCAAGAACTGGTAGGGCTTTTAGATCTGCTTTGATGTCATTAAACTCTGTAGGTTGTGTTCCTCTGCAAGCAATTACTAAGTCTGTCTTGTTCATAAAACGATATGCTTGAGCTCCGTCTTTGTCGTAAAACTCTGTTGTAGTAAATCCTAATTTTTTCGCTTGCTTTTTTGCTTCATCGAAGTTATAATATGCTACTTGTGATAATTTCGCAAATAACAATGACCTTTCGAGAAAGTTTAATTGATGTATCATGTTGCCCTCCATTATGTACATTTATTTATTGTTATTGTAACTAAATACACATATAGGAATTAGAATAATGCGTAAGAAAACACGAAGCATACTAGAAGAACTTAATAACTTAGGTAAGCCTAAGAACGATGACCTTCTAATTGAAGCAACAGCAAGTAACATAATTGAAAGCTCTATTAATTTGCTTAATATGATTCACCGTGTTTATGACCAAGACAATGCCGCTGAATTAGAAAGGCGTTTTCTTAACAGTATAAGGTCGGGCGATCCACGTAAGTTTAAAAGAAGTATAACAAGAATTATTGAAGGAAAAAATAATGATACTGAATGAAGGTGGAAACATATTCCAAGGTACAGAACCGTTTGATCATAAAATTATTCCAGCCATGATGAAGCAGATTAATAGTGTAACAACTAAAACAGGTGCTAAAGCATTGCCAATAGGATCAGGCGCATCGCCAACTCCAGGTAAGATAAGCGGCGACCTTGATATGATTATTGATGCCGGCGCATTGTTTAAGCATTTTAATGTTACAACTCCTAAAGATGCAAGAATAGAATTAGAAAAGTTATTTCAACAAGCAGGATATGAAACAAAGCGTAGCGGAACAAGTGTCCATGTTAAAACAACAGCAGGCAAAGCCGCACAGCAAGTTGACATAATGGTTGTTGCTAACGGTGACACAGCACAAAAGTTTCATGTTCATGACATACCAAAAGGTTCACCGTATAAAGGTGTACACAAGCAGATACTAATTGCGGACCTAGCAAAGAATACAAAGAATGAAAATCATCCAGAAGGCATGAAGTGGAGTGCATACAAAGGATTGTTAGATCGTAGAGATGATGCTATGATATCTAATAACTTAGATGAAATTGCCAAGATACTTTTAGGTGGTGATGCAAAAGCAAAAGACTTAGCATCAGTAGAAGCAATGGTTGCTAAAAGTCCTATGGCTAAAGATTTAGTAGATAAACAAGAACAAAACGAGTTTGCCGATACACCATGGAAGAAATCAAAAGTGGCTGTAGAAACACTAGGTGAAAAACAACTACGTAGAATTAAAGAGTTACTTCCAAGATGAGATTTACAGAGTTCAGACACACGTTAACTGAGGCAGCCAAGGTTGGTAGAGAATATCAACACTTAGAGGACCTTGTTTTTGTTCACGGATCTAAAGGCGCACTTAAAGCCGCAGACGTACTTGATAACTTAGGTACTGACAGTTCAGATGTTGCAATTAAATGGGACGGTAATCCTACTATCTATTGGGGTCGCGAAGAGAATGGCGAGTTTGTAATGGTAGGTAAGAACGGTTGGGGCAGAAACAAAAGCAAGAGTGCAGAAGACCTTGCTAACTTTATTAAGACCTCAGGCAAAGGTGAAGAGTGGCGTGAAAAATTTGGCAATGATATGGGTGCAATTTTTAATATACTTAAGAGTGCAACTCCGCCAAGTGTAAATCAATATGTGTACGGTGATTTATTATATCATCCTGGTAAACCATATATAATTAAAGACGGCAAAATACAATTTACACCCAACAAAGTTACATATACTGTAGATGCAAACAGTGACATAGGCAAACGTATTGCACAAAGTAAAGTAGGTGTTACTGTACACACACGTTACAATGACTTTGGCGATAAGGCAGGACAACCTATACAACAAACAGGCGAATTGAATAATAAAGATGTTGTTGTACTAGGACAAACGTATGTATCACATCAACCTGAAGTTAATACAAAAGAAACAGACAAAATACGTAAACAAGTAAATGCTCATGCAGGACATATTGATAAGTTCCTAGCAGGTGTACAAGGTTTGAGCAATCCAGCAGCAATCATTTACACCTATATGAATCATATGACTCGCACACAGCAGATAGATAATATAGAAAATGGATTTTTTGATTGGCTTAAAACAAGCAAAGTTAGTCAAGGACAACAGGCAAAACTAGCGGCAATGAATGAAAGCAATCCAGAGGCGTTGCCAGCAATCTTTAGTTTAGTAAAACAAATAATGATTGCAAAGGATGATGTTATTACACAACTAGACGGAGCAGATGCAGATATCAAAGCATCGACAGGCGATGAGCAAGGCGGCGAAGGTTACGTTGCTCAAAAGTCAAAAATAAAACTGGTTCCACGAACTAGGTGGCAACCAAACTAAAAGGAAAATAAAATGAAAATTAATGAATTAATTTTAGAAGCAGACTTTGATATGGATTACCGTCCAGGTCTTGATCCGCATGGATCAGAATTAGACAAAGACGATGACAGTGTAGCAGTCAAACTTAAAGGTGAGCCTATGCAAGTCCAGCTTATGAGAATTGAAGATTCGGAAGAAGACGACGATATTAAAAATCCTGTAAGAAGTGTTGTAACTTCTGACAACAAGAAGATTAGAGTTGAACGTCCTGAAGCAGTAGCAATACTTAAAGCACTTAAAAGCCCAGGTGGCAAGCCAGCGCAAAAACTACAACTTCAAAAGAAAATTCAAGACTCAGCAGGATTAGTTAGTATTCTTAATATCTTACGCAAGAAGAAGTAATGGACTTTCTTAGGGCATTAGAAAACGATACTGAGATACAGCCTGACAAAGAGTCAGCTGAGTTACTCGGTAAGTTAGAAGAACTACAATTAGTTTTTAACGATCTAGAAGAGCTAGATGAAGGTGCATTTGACCGTATTGAAAAACGTGTTGAAGCAAGAGACCTAGCTCTATATAGAATGATTGTAGGTCAACGTAATATGATGCTCACTAAAAAGTTCTTAGAACTAGCACTTGCTGGCAAAAGCGTACCCAGTACAATGGTAAAAGGCTTTGTTCCTGCACTAGAAATGCTGGATGATATCGTTACAGCAGGCCCAGGATACGTTCAAATGCTTAAATTACTACATCAGAGAGCCAAAAAGGGCTCATAATCACTATTTTTTTATAAAAAGGCTAAATAATAATAAGCACTTCGTAAAGAGTTTACGGATAGTGTCATTAGAGCCGAAGAGGTAATACTCTTCAATTTTATATTAAACAGGAGAAATAAAATGGCAACACAAGCAAAAGTAAATGGTTTAACAACCGCAGGTAGTTTTTATGGATATGATCCAATCATCCTTAAGATTACAGGAACAAACGTAGCAACAGCAGATACAGCGTCAGCAGACGGTGTAGCAGCGTTCACACAAGGTAACTTGGCAAAAGCAATTAGTGCAATCCAAACACAAATGAGCGTTGTACACGTTGGCGAAAGAGCTGACGACATAGTATGTGTAATGATTGACTCAGCAACAGCAAACGCATATGTTTCAGCTAACACTGACACAGACGTAGCAGCAGCTGTTAAAGCATTAGTAGATACAGCAACAGGTGTTACATCAACTGTAGCTGAAATCACACTAACAGCAGGCGACTTAGCATAATTCCTAGCTACCTTTAGGAACCGTGATGTTATAAAGGCGTCACATCAAAAGGCTCACTTTTTAAGTGGGCCTTTTTTTATGGCTATAAGTATTAACATGCGTTTTATATTAAAAACTTTAGTAGATATTACACCAACCTATGCTCGTAGAACTGAGGATAGATACATGTACAATCAACATCAAAACTACATGACAGTAATAAACACACTAGGGTTGCGTAGTAATCCTACATCGGTTGTTGTTACAGATATAACAGAGTCTACAAAATACTTTGGCTCAACTTACACAGGTGAACAAAAAGTTTGGACAATTGAGTTTGAAGTAGAACGTGAAGGAAGTTTAGAAGTACCTATGTTAAAAGAAGACTTTAATTTAGTACCCTTTATAGCCGGTTTGAGCGAAACTATAGAGTTCAATAATTCCATTTTTCAGTCAACCAATAAGAAGTATAAGAACATATATTTTGAACAGATATGATAAATAAAAGTATACAACAAAACAAACAGGCATCTATTTTAAGGCTAACTACGAGTTTACTTAACAAAATCCTTGAGCAGGATACACGGAGATAATAGATGGCCACCAGCCTAGAAAAGAAAAACTTAGAAGCACACGTTGATTTATGTCAAGAAAGATATGAACAACTTGAAGCTCGTCTCACTAAAATAGAAGACAAAGTAGAACACATTCATAAAGATATCACCGATGGGCAAAAGTCAATGACTAAAGTGCTTGTTGGCACAGCTGGCACAATCGTTGCTGGTTTACTTTCCACAATAATCGTAATTTTATTAAACGTTAATTAATCAACTAAATAACTATATGTTATTAAGAGAGATTACCTTACCGCTTGACGATTTAGAAGAAGCTAAAATGGCTTGGGCCAAACGCGGCAACAAAGTCGTTCGTAAGTTTAGATGTAGTGGCGGCAGGCGACATGGACGTATTGTTTCTAATATTGCTCAGTGTTTTGCAAAGCCTGACATGAAGAAGCGTTTGAAACTAAAAGTTACAAAAGCAAGGCTTGGTGCTAAAATGGCACGTAAGGCACGTAAGACTAAAAGAGTAAGTTCAGCAAGCCGCAGAGTAGCAGCTCTTAATAAAGCAAGTAGACCAAAGAGATTATAATGTACTTAAGAGAGTTGACAGAAACAACTTCAATTGAAGAAGGCGCAACTAGCATTTATGGCCGTAAAGGCGGTAAGAATGTTCGTAGGTACAGATGCAATAGTGGTCCACGTAAAGGACGTATTGTTGCAAAGATGTCAACATGTACAGCACCAAAGAGTGTTAAGAAAGCAACTACTCTTAAGAAAGTAAAACGTGCTGGAGCAAAGCGACAGGCAGTTAAGATAGCAAGAACAAAAAGAGCAAACCCTGCATCAAGCAGATTGCCTAGAGTAAATAAAGGTATAAGGACTCAACGTAAAAAGTCTAAGGCCAAGAGGATATAAGATGAAAATTAATGAAATTACAGAAATGCAAGGATCTAAACCAGCAATTATCAAGAACCTCAAGCCAGGACAAAGCGCAGAAGTAGATAATATGGACGGCACTAAAACTATTATCGATCTTAAAAAGAATCCATCGGCCCTACAAAAAGATCCTAAGACTAAAAAGGTCACTATAAACAAAAAGCCCCAACCGGGCGCGAAAGCCAATCCAGCAACAACTGTTAAAAGAGGCGACAAGGTTTTCGCAACACCAGGACAATGAAACTAAACGAGTTAATTAATAGCTTTAGTATAGCTATTTCAAATGAGGAAGCAAAGGTATTAGAAAAAGTAAACCCTGTGCAACCTCTACAAGGTTTTTCTCCTAGAGAACAAGTCATAATTGATAACTTAATAAGGAAAAGTCTAGTAAGTAAAATACTGAAAGACAATATTGTAATGGTGGTGCAAAATGAATTCGGAACTAGCTAGTAGACTTGAAAGTTTAATAAACAGCAAGATACAAGATTACCCACTTCCTGTAGTGAATGGTAACAGTATACGTATTAAGAACTTTATAGTAAGATTCAGTAAACGTGCTGGCGCATGGTTAGTGTATGACAGCAGAGAAAATGTCCAAGCAGGAAAGTTCTTTGCAAAGACTAGTGCAATAGCATTTGCTAAAGTAAATGCATCAAATGACACATGTCTAAATGCAACTATAAACAGGCTAGATGATATACTAAGCAAACACTATCAAGATTGTGTATTTTACAATCACAGTATGAAAGTTACAAACGATGAAATCAAATACGATGTTTTATCTACTAGATTTGACATAAGTTATAATATAGCACAAGAAGTAAAGTCGCAACTGGATGAACTAATCCTGTGCTAGATGATAAATAAATATACAAAGAACAACACATAGGAAAGTTGAACAATGAATATAAGAGAAATTTCAAAACCAATTACGGCTAAGGCACTTAATGAGAGCCTCGCAAAGAAGTTTGGACAGCGTCTAAACTTAGAAGAATTTACACTTGGGCAACTACAAGATGCTCAAAACAAACTAAGAACTACACTTAGTCAAGTAGAAACAAAAGAAAGTTTCAACTCAACTCAAACACCAGCATATCAAAAATCAAAACTTTTCCTAGATGTTCTTAATGCTGAAATTGGTGAAAGAGCTGACATTGACGAGCCTGTACTTGAAGCAACTATTACTGAAGGCGAAGAAGATAAAGCAGAATTAGTAATGGCAGCCAAAGACATGGTAGACCGTGTAACAGGTTGGATGGAAGACACAGCAGAAATGCAAACAGAATCAATGCTTGAACTAGCAGATGCTATTAGAGACGAGATGGGTAGTGAACAAGCTGAGTCATTTACTAACACTATTAAGCCAGCATTAGAGCAAATGTACGAAGTAATGGAAACTACACGTTCTGCACTTACAAACGGTGTAGGTATGCTTACAGGTGAAGGCGGCGCTGAAGAGCCTATGGGTGACGAGATGGGTGACTTGGGCGACATGGAACCAACAGACGACATGGACATGGATATGGATGCAGAAGCTCCAGCAGACGACATGGACATGGGCGATGACTTTGGTGCAGACGATGCTGCGGCAGGCGGAGAAGAAGAAGCTGGTCGTGAAAAGCGTGAAAGTGTAGAGCGTTCAAAAAAAAAGCTCAAATAGCTGAAGCATTAGACGAATCTGGTACGCTAGTACAAATTATCAAAACAATTAAACCTGGAACAACTGTTAGTTGGGATAAACTCAACGGCTATATGAAAAAAGCAGGCGTTCCACAGTTTGATTACAACACATTCAAAGAAACATACGATCAAAACGCACAACTCCAGAAGCTAGTTAAGTTTGACCCACAAGGGGTAACTATTAATGATAGCTCAATGGATCAAGTAGGTAGCACTGAGCCTAGCAATACTGACACAGTTGGCGACATGGCAAAAAGAGCAACTGACCTAAGCGACTTATAGGTTGACTTTCCATAGTTATTGTAGTACAATACACTAAAGGAACCTATATATTATATGTCACTAATCATCGAGAAATACAAATACGAAAGACTCAAGCGAGTCGAAGTTAACGGCAAACGTAAGTATGCCGCACCTGGCGGTGTACCAGTAGCAAGTGTAACAACTATCTTAGATGCAACAAAAGATAAATCACACTTGATTGCTTGGCGCAAACGTGTAGGTGAAAAGAAAGCACAAGAGATTGTAACCGAAGCGGCAGGCGTGGGTACACGTATGCACAAATACCTTGAAGACTATATAGAGTTTGGCGAATGGCCTACTTGCGGTAGCAATCCTTATGCACAAAAAGCACATGCAATGGCAACTAGAATACGCGAAGAAGCAATGGGCGATGTAGACGAGATATGGGGAAGCGAAGTTCCTTTATATGTACCTGGTATCTATGCAGGAACAACTGACTTAGTAGGACAGTATAAAGGCAATCCATGTATAATGGACTTCAAACAAACTAATAAACCTAAGAAACCTGAGTGGGTATATGACTACTATCTACAGCTAACAGCGTATGCTCTAGCACACAACGAAGTACACGGCACAAATATACGTGAAGGACACATCTTTATGTGTTCACGTGATTTAGAATATCAACAGTTTGATATATGGCCAGATGAGTTCGATGACTGGGCGCAAGAGTGGTGGAAGCGTTGCGAAATGTATTATGAGAAACAAGCATAAATACATTATAGAAAGCAACTTAGGAGAATGTAGTGGCCGTAGTACAAATCAGTCGTATTCAAGTCCGTAGGGGACAAGCAAATCAAGGATCAGGAATCCCACAACTTGCTGGTGGTGAATTTGGCTGGGCTGTTGACGCACAAGAACTTTACATTGGTAACGGTTCCGTAGCTGAAGGTGCTCCTGCTGTTGGTAATTCAAAGATACTAACCGAACATGATGACATATTCGAACTCGTAGGCACATATGCATACAAGAAAGGTGCAATTGACACCGGCGAAGGTATTGCTGTTGAGCGCACACTTAACGCAAGACTAGATGACATCGTAAGTGTTCGTTCGTTTGGTTGTGCAGGTGACGGATCAGATATTACTGTCGCATTACAAAAGGCACTGTACGAACTTTATCTAAACCCTACTACAAAGACTAATCCACAAAGCAGAGTAATACTACACGTAGAGCCAGGAACTTATAGAATTAGTTCTACAATTAATATTCCACCTTTTGCAACTATTGCAGGAGCAGGTAAAGACAAAACTATCTTTATAAAGACAGGCGACTTTACTATGTTCCAAACTATCTCTAAAGATTCTTCGTATGACGGTGTTGTAGCCAATGCTGTAGTATATGGCGATCCAACAATGACATATGCAAACAGTTCGCAATACATAGAATTTAGCGACTGTACACTACAATCAGAAAGCAATGATGGCACATTACTACAACTTAATAGTTGCCGTGACAGCCGTTTTGTAAACATGCAATTCCAAGCAAACAAACTAACAGCAAATACAACTAATCCTGCTGTACTAATTAGAAGCAAGAGTGATGCTGTAAGATCAGAGTTTAATAGATTCGTTGACTGTGAGTTTGTAAACATTGGTAAAGCAATAGTTAGTAATCATAATATTTCACGTAATGAAATAGACGCATGTAAGTTCTATAACATTACAAAGGCCATCGAGCTAGGTGTTACACCTACTATTGGTCAAGCAAATGCTACCGACAATAACATTAGAGAATGTTATTTTGAGACCATTGATGAACAAGCAATACATATTGCAAATGGTACACGTAACTCTAGTATCAATAATAGATTTGGTCCTAGTGTGGGCAACAACGGCGGTAGCGAAACAACGGTTGCTCACAGCATAATAAAATTTGGCGAATCAGGCAACATTTCAGTTGACAACGAGTTCGATAGAACGTATAATCTTAGTATTAATCAGGCGTATATAGTTAATAAACCATATATACCTGAGGTTGAAGGACCCGCGTTCTATGAACACGAATATACTGAGCAAGTTGAACTAAGCCAAATAGGTACACCTCAACTCTTGTTTAGGTTGCCCGCTGATACAAGTAAGTCATTTGATATTGACTACTGGTATAAGACTGACAGAGGCGGCATTGTGTTTTCTAGAGCAGGTACTTTAACTGTATTTGTAAATAGAGAGAACAATAGCGTAAGCGTTATGGATGATTATGATATTAGCGGACTAGATAGTTTAGGCGAAAGCCTGCAATTTAGTGCAACATTAAACCAGTTAGAAAGTGCATGGAGTGCTCAAGTGAAATATATAAACCAATTAGACTCAGGAAACTTAACTTTTAAAATACGTACACGAAGTTAACTTTAATGTTTGGTGAAAAATATTCAGTAAGACTCCAGGCCTGGCATGACTTCAGACAAGAGTTAGAAAGCCATCCAGATCCCCTACAGTACACAATCGACACGTATGAAAGTGTGCCTCAAGTTAGTATTCATACTGACCCTTGGGATCAAAAAATATGGCCTCAACCTTGGGAACTGATTTTAGAGAATCAGTACTGTTCCTTTTGTACTGTATTAGGAATGTGCTATTCGCTACAGTTAACAGACCGCTTTAAACAGGTACCTGTAGAGATACATATCTGTATAGATAGAGAAGACAACGAAACTTACTATCTGCTACTAATCGAAGATAGGATAATTGGCTATGAACCAGACACACATATTGCCAAGTCTGATCTTCCAGAAACAATAATTTCGCAACGTGAGTATCACATGTCTGGGTTGCAATAAATATAAAACTTAATAGGAATGATAGAGGAGAACAATATGTCCAACGGGATTCAAATCGTAAAACGATCTGGCAAAAAAGAACCAATCAACATTGATAAAATACACAAGGTAGTAGAATTTGCTTGTGAAGGTTTAGCCGGCGTAAGTAGTAGTCAAATCGAAATGAATGCGAACTTACAATTTTATGATGGTATGCCAACAAGTGACATACAAGAAATTCTAGTAAGAAGTGCTAACGATTTAATTAGTTTGGATAACCCAAACTACCAGTATGCTGCAGCAAGACTATTAAGCTATGGTGTAAACAAAGATGTATTTGGCGAGTACAATGCAATTACACTACAGAAAAACATTGAACTTAACATTGAGCGTAACGTATATGATCCTGAGATACTTGAAAAGTATACAACAGATGAAATTGCTACACTTGACAGTTATATAAGACATAAGCGTGATGAAAACTTTACCTACGCAGGGTTACGTCAAGTAGTTGACAAATACCTTTGCCAGGATCGTTCAAATGGACAAATATTTGAAACTCCCCAGTTTATGTATATGATGATTGCGGCAACATTGTTTGCTAACTATCCAGCAGAAACACGTATGCACTACGTAAGGAGATACTACGATGCGACCTCACTTTTTAAAATCAATATTCCGACCCCAGTTATGGCAGGTGTCAGGACCCCTGTACGACAGTTTGCAAGTTGTGTTCTTGTTGACAGTGATGATACTCTTGACAGCATTTTTGCTAGTGATATGGCTATTGGCCGCTATACAGCTCAACGTGCAGGCATCGGCATCAACGCTGGCAGGATACGCGGAGTCAACGCAAAGATACGTGGCGGAGAAGTGGCGCACACTGGTATCATTCCTTTCTTAAAGAAGTTTGAAAGCACAGTACGTTGTTGTACACAGAATGGGGTACGTGGCGGTAGTGCTACTACGCACTTCCCGTTTTGGCATCAAGAGATTGAAGACATCCTTGTACTAAAGAACAACAAAGGTACAGAGGACAACAGAGTACGTAAACTAGACTACAGCATACAGTTAAACAAAACTATGTATGAAAGGTTGTTATCTGGTGGTGATATTACTCTTTTCTCGCCACATGAAGTTCCGGGATTGTATGAAGCATACTTTGGTGATGCAGACAAGTTTAAAGAGCTTTATGAAAAGTATGAACGTGCTACAAGCATTAAAAAGAAAACTATTCCTGCAATGGAATTGTTTAGTGCATTAGTAAAAGAACGTGCAGAAACAGGGCGTATCTACATTATGAATGTAGATCATGCTAACACACACAGTTCGTTTAAAGATACAGTTTACATGAGTAACCTGTGTCAAGAGATTACATTACCTACAAAGCCACTTAACCACATTGATGATCCAGAAGGTGAAATTGCATTGTGTATTCTAAGTGCTATTAACGTAGGTACACTAAGATCATTAGATGACTTAGAAGAACTATGTGAGCTGGCTGTTAGAGCATTAGAAGAAATCATTGACTATCAGAAGTATCCAATTAAAGCGGCAGAAGTTAGTACAAAGGCAAGACGTTCACTAGGTGTAGGCTACATTGGATTAGCACACTATCTAGCTCGTCAACATGTTAAGTACGAAGACAAAGAAGCATGGACACTAGTACATGACTTGTCAGAAGCGTTTCAGTATTACTTGCTTAAAGCCAGCAACACTTTAGCGCAGGAACGAGGAGCATGTGAATACTTTAACCGTACTAAATACTCCGACGGCATTCTTCCTATTGATACTTACAAGAAAGATGTCGATGATGTAGTAAAAGGAAAGTTAAATTATGATTGGGATAGCCTACGTTCTAGCATACAGGAACACGGACTTAGACACTCGACATTGTCCGCACAGATGCCATCGGAGAGTAGCAGCGTTGTGTCAAACGCCACAAACGGCATCGAACCACCTAGAGGCTACTTGTCCACTAAAAAATCAAAGAAGGGGCCTCTTAAGCAGATTGTTCCCCAATACCAAACTCTAAAGAACCACTACAGCTTGTTATGGGATATGCCTAACAACACAGGATATATAAATATTGTTGCTGTGATGCAGAAGTTCTTTGACCAAGCTATAAGCGGCAACTGGAGTTATAACCCTACGCACTTTGAAAACAATGAAGTGCCTATGAGTGTTATGATTGGTGACTTACTAAACACCTACAAGTTAGGATGGAAAACTAGTTACTATCAGAACACTTATGATTACAAAACAGATCCAAGTGAACTGGAAGATGAAGAAACACAAGTAGAATTACCCATGGGCGCCGAAGAAGATGAAGAAGCCTGCGAAGCATGTGCAATTTAATTCTTGACAAACAAAAGAAAAGATAGTAGCATTGCTACATAGGATAAGGAAAGTTTAAAATGGCAAAAACAGTATTCAACACTGATAAGGTTGACTTTACAAAACAAAACATGTTCTTCGGAGCAGATCAAAACACACAACGATATGATGTATTCAAATTTCCTGTGTTTGATAAATTAAATCAAACCATGCTTGGATACTTTTGGAGACCAGAAGAAGTTTCATTGCAAAAAGATAGAGCAGACTATGCTAACTTCCGCCCTGAGCAGAAGCACATCTTTACAGCAAACTTAAAATATCAAACACTACTTGACAGCGTACAAGGACGTGGTCCATGCCTAGCATTTTTGCCGCATGTATCATTGCCTGAGCTAGAAGGTTGTATTGTTACTTGGGACTTCTTTGAAACTATCCACTCACGTTCGTATACACACATTATGAAAAATGTGTATCCAGACCCAAGTGAAGTATTTGATACTATCTTAGACGACAAAGAGATTCTTAAACGTGCAGAAGCTGTTACTAAGAACTATGATGCATTTACAGAAGCGGCAGACGCTTACAATCATCGTGGTGAAGGTAGTATGCTAGATGTCAAAAAGAAACTCTACTTGGCTATGATGAACGTAAATATCTTAGAAGGACTTCGTTTCTATGTAAGTTTTGCATGTACATTTGGTTTTGGCGAACTAAAACTAATGGAAGGATCAGCAAAGATTATTTCATTAATTGCACGTGACGAAGCACAACACTTGGCACTTAGCACACACGTTCTTAAGAACTGGGCTAACGGCAAAGACGATCCACAAATGGTTAAGATTGCTAAAGAGTGTAAAGAAGAAGTGTACGAAATGTGGCGTACCTGTGTAGAAGAAGAAAAGGCATGGGCGGAGTACTTGTTTAAAGATGGTTCAATGATTGGACTTAATGCAACACTACTTAATCAGTATGTAGAGTATATTGCTAACAGACGATTAAAAGCATTAGGATTAGATGCAATCTTTGACCAACCTGTAAACACTAACCCATTACCGTGGACTACACATTGGTTGAGTAGTTCAGGCTTGCAGGTAGCCCCACAAGAGACTGAAGTAGAGTCTTACGTTATTGGCGGTATTAAACAAGACGTAAGTGAAGAGTCACTTAAAGGATTTAGTTTATGACAAATATTGTAGTATGGAGCAAACCGCAATGTCCGTTTTGTGACAAAGCAAAAGCAAAATTAGATGCAATGCATATTAACTACGAAGTTAAGATGATTGGCACTGATGTACAGTTAGAAGATTTATTAGAGGCTGTACCAGGAGCAAGGAGTGTACCACAAATACAAATCAATGGTGAGAACATTGGTGGCTACACAGATTTATTAAAATATATTGAAGACACCAACTTCAATGGCACAGGACACACATTATAATGTTACTTAAAAAACCAACCGCTGTCGGAGATGTTATTTCATTAAAACTCTCAACAGGCGAAGAAATAATTGGAAGACTAGAAGCAGAAACTGACACTGGCTATGACATCAAAAAGCCAATGGCTATTGTTATGGGTCAGCAAGGACTTGCTCTAGCACCTTATATGTTCAGCACAACAAACGACCAAGTTATGACGTTCAAACAAACAAACGTAATGACAACAGGCTCGACTATTGAAGAAATTTCAAAACAGTATGTTGAACAAACTACAGGCATTGTAACTTAGATGCCTGGTATTAGTCGTAACAATGATACAGCAGGCGGAGATTTAATTCCGAGCCAAGCAACTGTATTCGCAAATGGCGAACTAGTCATTGTTAACGGCGACGATGTAGAAGGTCACGGGTCAGGCGCTCATGCCGGACCAACTATGATAGCAGGTTCTAACAATGTATTCATTGGCGGAGTTGCTGTTGTTAATGCAGGTGACCTTGCTACATGTGGCGATGCCGCAACAGGTAGTGCCAACGTAAAAGTTGGCGATCCAGCCTAAACCACTTTTAACACCCCTTAAACGCAGATCTATTAAATAAATTTGTAACTATAATACAGGAGAGCATTATGGCAACACATGAAGAAATTGTACAAGCATACAATAACTACTTGGCAGAGCATGCAACTTTCGAAGAGAAAGGTGTAAAGGCGGCTGCAACAAGAGCTAGAAAAGCACTTGGCGATTTAGGTAAACTAACTAAAGATCGTAGAAAAGAAATCATTGAAAAGAAGAACTCAATGTAATGAGTGGACAGCGAAGTTGGCTTAAATTTTGGGCCCGAACTGTTGGTATGCCGATAGGCGTTACTGATGAAGACAAGCCAGAATTTTTACCAATTACGCAACAAGAAGTACGGAGAGCATTAGCATTCCGTACTTTTTGGATTGTACTACACATAATAACGTGTTTTATGATCATAGCAGGAAATGCGAAAGCACTATTTTTTAGTTAGCCAAAAACAGTAAACTGATTTTTACTAATTTACTAAATAATCTTTGCGTATGATATAGACGCGACAATAATAAAAAAAGGAATGTTTTATGAATAAACTATTATTATCAATAGTAGCAGCGACCTTTATGGCTGTACCAGCATTTGCCGATGACTTCGACAAAACTGGTGTAAGCGTAACGGCTTCAACAGGTAATTTATCTTTTGGCTACGCAGCAGGAACACACGCTGACTTCGCAGATGGCGCAGATGTGTTTACACTGAGCAACGCAGGCCCAGTAGCTAATGTTGGATTACAATTTATTAGCAACGGCTCAACAGATGATTACAGATTGAATCTATCTAAAAGAGCTGACCTTACATTACTTAATCTAAATGTCTATGGTGTTGCAGAAGCACACTATGATTTTGGTGATTCATTTGCCAATGACAGATTAGTATTAAGTCCGTATGTAGGTATCGAAGCACCAGTATTTGGCGTAACGCCATATGTTGAAATAGGCTACGATGTTAGTTCATTAGAAGGCGACTTCTTAGATTTTAACAATCAAGATAGTTATGCGGCAGTTGGTGCTAGAATGTCTATCAGTGAAAGCGTTGAGTTAAACGCACAGATCCTAAACAAAATGGATACTGATTTTGACAACACAGATAGAGAATTTGTAGTAGGGTTCAACATTAAGTTGTAATTTACCACAAAGTTCTATTTGAATTAAAGAAGGCGCATTTATTGCGTCTTTTTTTATGGCTAAATAATATGGGCATATAATTATAAGAGAGGGCAAGTATGTACGAATATAAATGTAAGGTGTTACGTATAGTAGACGGAGACACTGTTGATATAGATATCGATTTAGGGTTTGGTATATGGATGCACAGAGAACGTGTTCGTATAATGGGCATTGATACTCCTGAATCAAGAACAAGAGACAAAGTAGAGAAAACATTTGGACTGGCGTCTAAAGCAAGACTCAAAGACATGTTACCAATTGGATCAACACAAATACTTAAAACAGAAATTGATCGAAGTGGAGAAGACAAAAAAGGCAAGTTCGGAAGAATCCTTGGAGACTTCCTTATTGACGGTAGAAGAGTCACTGAAATACTTGTTGAAGAAGGACATGCTGTAGCATACTTCGGCGGAAGCAAAGAAGAGATTGCGGCAAAACATCTAGTTAATAGAGATAAGTTATTACGTGAAGGGGTAGTAAGTCGTAAAGACTATGATGCCGCTGTCGCTAAAATGACAAAATAAAGGTTGACATAACGTCTATTTCGTGCTATAGTATTACTATAATACAGGCACGGAGTAGGCAATATGACAATGCATCTAGCGAGAGGTCTTAGTACCATCAGTACTAAGAAGCGTAAGAAAAAAGCTCTCACACAAAAAGATATCGAAAGATATACTATCGAATGGCGCAAGCACAACAAAGCAATGCGTCGAGCAAACAATCACTCATTACAGTACGACACAGTAAACGATTACATTTCGTATGTTCGTGGTGAATACAAAGCCCCTGTAAAAAGTAGAGGCACATATACACCAGATACATCTTGGCGTAGAGATGATCCTAAGATTCCTTCTGCAATGGAAGAAGCAATCAAGAACGGTACATTTAATAGAGGTTGTTCAGGCGGTACTAAGAAAGAGTCACCAAAGTATACAGGTGATCTTATTGTAGGTATTGCTACAATGCATAAGTCAAATGCTGTTCCTGTGATGCGTGGCACTAAACAGGCAGAAGAAATTGCAAAGATGAGGAGATAAGCATGAAACATTTATTAAGTATAATTTTTATTCTTTTATTCACAACTTCAGTACTAGGCTCTACATTTCAGCAACCGATACAAGGTGAAGTGTTTACAGAAAACGAAGAGCCCGAACTGTACTGTTTAGCAATAAACATCTATCATGAAGCAAGAGCAGATCATATTGCAGGACAATATGCTGTTGCAGATGTAGTTCTTAATCGTGTACAGGATACACGTTATCCTAATACTATTTGCGGAGTAGTAAAACAAGGACCAGTAAAGGAGAGTTGGAAGACCAAACAATATGCTGGACTACGTGATGACGAACGCATATACAATCCCGTTCGACACAAGTGTCAATTCAGTTGGTGGTGTGATGGTCGTAGTGATGCAACACATGACTTAGACAGTTGGATGCGAGCGCAGGAAATTGCACAGCGTCTTGTGTATCTAGGAAGATATAGAGGCATAACAGAAGGTGCTACACACTATCATGCAACATATGTTTCCCCTAGATGGATTAGTGATTTAGATCAAGTTGGACGTATAGGACAACACATCTTTTACCGTTGGCCATAAAAGTGGTTGACATTCTTTTAACTTGAACATATACTATAAACTTAAATGAATAGGCTAAATGGAGGCTATAATGAATAATATGTTGAAAGCAGCTACATTCGCAGGAGTCATCTTGACACTTGGAGCATGTAGTTCAATGACTACTATTGATGTAAGAGAAACTAAAGCAAACCCTAAGTGGTATGAAGACTGTGAGCAAATTGGTTCAGAAGGTTTCTTGTTTTGGAAAACTGATTATGCATATGCATGTGGTATGGGCGAAAGTCAATACGAACAAGCAAGTGAATCACAAGCATATACTTTTGCTGTGAAAGGTTATGCAGAACGTATTAACGGTACTGTGAATAGTTTTACCGAAGTAGACATCAAAGACACTAGTCGTAAAACTAGAACGTATGTAAGACATTCTGTTGAAGATACAGTTATTAGAGAGCATCTTGAAGTTAAGAAGAAGTCTTACCAACTTGCATCTACTGGCAACGTTCATACATATGTAAGAATTAAGATGCCACTTGAAACTTTTGATCGTCTGATTCAGGAGGCTAATAATGGTCAAGTATCTATTGCTGACAATAGTAGCAATTAGTAGTGCAGGGTGTACAACACCCGACTACTTTGACTACAAGGCGCCATACTGTTACACTGATGAAACTGTCCAATTAAAAGATGGCAAGAAGGTATCAGGTAATGCAACACACTCTTGTACTGATCGTCCAGGACAACAAGTTGCTATACAACGTGCAGGAATTGATGCAGGTTGTAAAGAGTTTTGGTATAATGAATTTAGAAACGGGAAGGTAATTCCTACTAGAGGAGTATATTGTGAGAAACTTGACGGTAGCACTGAAATCATTAATATTAACGGCAACAATAATTAGTCTAGGGGCGTGTTCAACAACTACGCCTTATCAGACTAGTGCTGTACAAGTTCCTACTGTTAACAGTCCAACCAGTGGCACAAGCATTATGGTTGATGTTGTAAACGGCTTGTATATTACAAACAAGTATGGACTAGACAAGCAACAGAAGCTAAAACAAACAGCCGCCTTTTATACGGCGTTAGACAGCGACTACGGCAAGGTTATTAGTTGGTACGAACGTAATGCAATGGGCCATGTTAAGGCTGTACACGGTTATCCACAAGGTAGAGGATTCTGTAGAGTAGTTTATAGTCAAGTAACTGTTAAAGGTCGTTCACGACACTTTGAAGAAACTGTATGTAAGAAGCATCTTGAAGATGCAAGGTGGCATTTTGTCCGAAAATAACGATAAATACATAGAGGGAAATACAATGTTACTAGGCATACTAACACTAATCACGGCCCTTGCAATATCGGCCGTGGCAATTTACTATTCTGTAGCAGGACTGGTTGCTATATTCGCAGCCGCCGCTATCCCAATTATGATTATGGGCGGTGTGCTAGAGGTTGGTAAACTTGTGACCGCTGTTTGGTTACACAAGCATTGGAGCAAAGCTGCTTGGTGGCTGAGAACTTATCTCGCCTCTGCGGTGTTCGTTCTTATGCTTATAACAAGTATGGGTATCTTTGGTTTCCTAAGTAAAGCACACATCGAACAAACAAGTGCAGGCGAAGAAAGTGTTGCACAAATAGAACGTATTGAAGATGAGATATCAAGATACATTGGTCAAGTTGGTCGTGCTGAAAATAAAATTAGAGAATTAGAGTCAAGCACATTTAACAACGATTCACAAATTCAAGATCAAATAGATAAAGAACAAAAACGTATTGACACAGCATACGATCGTATACAACCTGCCATTGACGAGCAGAATGTAATTATTGCAAATGTAACACAACTATACCAAGATGAACTAGATAAGATTGATGCAGACATATCTGTACTACAAGGTTATGTAGACAATGGCGAAGTAGCAAAAGCACAACAAATGATTGGTGCTAGTGCTGACGGCATCTTTGGTAAAAAGACAGCAGAAAAGATTGGCGACTGGAAAGAACAAAAACAAATAGAACGTGCAGAATGGTTAGTTAAGATACAAGACTCTGCTAACTCGCCTACAGTAATAGCCGCACGTGAAGAAATTAAAAGACTAAGAACTGTTGCAGACGATAACATTGCACAGTCTAATACACTTATCAATAGACTAAGAAGCAAGTTAGGTACAGACGATGTTAACCTTGACGAACTGTTAGATGAACAGTTCGAAAGAGTTCGAACAGCAAATGCAGAAATTGAAACACTTACTGATCAGAAATTTGAACTACAAGCAGAGTACAGAAAACTAGAAGCAGAAGTAGGACCTATCAAATACATTGCTGAATTTGTGTATGGCGAACAAGCAAATAAAAACTTATTAGAAGAAGCGGTGCGTTGGGTTATTATTACAATTATATTTGTATTTGATCCTCTTGCTGTACTATTACTAATAGCAAGTCAATACACGTTTGAATGGAATAGAAAACGTAAGCCACAACCTGAGCTTAACAACGATGAATGGATCAACTACGAACGCATGAGAGCAGATATAATTTCTGCTAATGTTCCTCCATCATTTGAACCAGAGCCTGAGCCAGAGCCTGAAGAAGAATACCCAGTAGACTTGTTTAACAACAAGGCACAGAAGCACGAAGAAGCCGAAGCTAAAGAAGAACTACCGAGTGCTGTAGATGATGCCGCAACGGCAATGGCTGAAAGTGCTGAAGAATCAAAATACCCAGATACAAAAAACGCATTCTTTTATGGAAACGAAATAGAAGAATCTAAAAAAAAAGACCTAAGACTTAAAGCAAGCGAAGATCAATCACAAATTGAAAGACGTGAACACATAGATGCACTTGAGGCAGATGCATCTATAGCCGAACGCAAGCGTCAATGGAAACTAGATAATCCAGACGAGAACCTTAAAAGTTGGAAAACTTTATATATACAAGGTAGGATTGACAAGTTACCGTGGGTACCAGACGAAGAAGGGTACGTACAGAACGGCGAACAATCAGATGATACTATTTGGAAACGGTTGAAAAAATAATACATGCCTCAAATCAAAGTAATTACTCCGCCCGATATATTACATAATAGCGACCCTAGTATATTGTTAATATATCCAAGTGCAGAACTTAAAGAAGAATTTCAAACAATTATACAAGACTGGGATATAAATTTTAACTTGTATATCTATTCACAGCCTGCACATGACCACGATTTAGACTGGCTTCTTACTTTAGTTAAGATGTGTGACAAAACTATTATGGACCTCGATCAGTGCGATTCTCAAGTACGAGAACTTGCATCATATATTATATCGCATACAGACACTTATTGGTTGACAAATGCGGTAGAAACAGTGTATAATAAATTAAGTATGAATCGCATATACGATTTACAACAACTAAAGGAAGGAGTACTTAGTGCCAAGAAATAATAAATTTAACAACTTCAACAGCGGCAAGCGTTGGGATAGTAAACCTAAAGAACAACCTAAAGGTCTTACTGTAGAAGTGCGTAACAATGATGTTACCAAAGCTCTTAGAATCTTTAAGAAGAAAGTACAAGAAGCAGGTATTATTCAAGAAGTACGTGAAAGAGAGTATTACGAAAAGCCCTGCGAAAAGCGTAATAGAAAAAAGAAAGCGGCAATCAACAGGCATAAGAAAAACCTAGCCAAGAGAAAAAACGACTTAGGATTCTAGAATGGCGATGCACACAGAGTTGTGGTTCCCTAGTGTTGTCTGGAGCTCAATGATTCATGTTGGTAAGAACGAAGACTTAAAAGCATATGCTTATGAGTTAAAGAAAGATGTACCAACACAAGTTCTAAGCAACTACGGCGGATACCAAAGTCCTAATCTAAAAGCAGGTGAGTCTAAAGCACTTGATAGGCTTTTGGAAACTATCACAGAAGAAGTTAATTTTTGTGCTAACCAAGTTGGACTTAAACCTTTAGAACTATACAATGTTTGGCTAAACATTAATCCACCAGGTGCTTACAATGATTTGCACAACCACGTAGGAAGTGTACTAAGTGGTGTGTACTATATTGAAGCAGACCCTTCACAAGGAAACATACAATTTGAAAGAAGTGATAATGCAGATTATCACATGCCTTTTGATGTAGATAAACACACTTACTTTACAAGTACAAGAGCAAGTTATGCTTCTAAAACAAATGCACTGTATGTCTTTCCTAGTTGGCTTAAACACTCAGTACAAGGTAACACGTCACGGCGTGATAGACTTTCAATATCATTTAACTATGGAGAAGTGAAGTAATGCGTATCGAAGAAGATATTAAACTAGATTACAAGGATGTACTGATACGTCCAAAGCGTAGTACACTTAAAAGTCGTAGTCAAGTTAAACTAGATCGTAAGTTTGAATTTAGACACAGTAAACTTGATTATGAAGGCATTCCAATCATGGCAAGTAACATGGATGGTGTTGGCACTTTTGAAATGGCTGATAAACTAGCAGAAGGCAACATCTTTACATGCCTAGTTAAAACATACACAGTAGAACAACTTACAGAATACTTTAATAGTGACATACCAGAGCGTACAAACAATGTTGCTATGAGTATTGGTACAAGTGATGATGACTTTTTAAAGTTAGTTAATGTACAAGCAAATGTATACGATAACTTAAAATATGTATGTATGGATATTGCAAATGGTTACTCAGATCACTTTGCGGCAAGAGTACGTAAGGTGCGTGATCAGTTTCCAAAATTAGTAATTATAGCAGGTAATGTAGTAACAAGAGAAATGACAGAGGAGTTAATTTTAAGTGGAGCAGATATTGTTAAAGTGGGCATCGGTCCTGGGAGCGTTTGCACGACTCGTATTCAAACTGGTGTTGGTTATCCTCAGCTTAGTGCTGTTATTGAGTGTGCTGATGCTGCTCATGGCCTTGGCGGACATATCATCGCTGATGGCGGATGTAGTACTCCTGGAGACGTTGCTAAGGCATTCGCAGGAGGCGCAGACTTCGTTATGCTTGGAGGCATGCTTGCTGGACATGACGAAGGTGGCGGCAAGGTAATTACAAAAGAGTATAACACACAAGAAATTGGTGTGACAGAAATAAAAAGTTTTGTACAATTCTACGGAATGAGTAGTGCTAGTGCAAACAACAAACATTTTGGTGGATTGAAAGATTATCGTTCATCAGAAGGACGCACAGTGTTAGTGCCGTATAGAGGAGAAGTTGCCCGAACGGTGCAAGAGATCCTTGGAGGTGTGCGTAGTACATGTACCTATGCAGGTGCAATGAAACTAAAACAACTAGCAAAATGTACAACGTTCGTTCGTTGTACGCAAACTCATAATTCAGTTTATGAGTCTGCAACCATAGGAAAATAAACACAGGAGATAAAAATGACCTTGGAAAACTTACACTTGCTGTACAAGGGGCAAGAATACCTACTGTTTATTGCGTTCATCATGATGGTTGCTGGTTTGATAAAACAACACAATTTGTTTGCAGGCGCTTATGCTTACATACAAAAAGTGTTTAAATCAAAGCGTGTAATCGTAGCACTGATGAGTGCATTTACGGGTATTCTCCCTATATCTGGCCGTGTGACAGTATCGGCTGGTATGTTAGACACTATCGCTCCTCCGAAAGGATCAAAAGGACGAGAGAAGTTTGGCATAATTGATTATCTGTCAACACACCATTACTATGTGTGGTCACCATTGGAAAAGACTATTCTTATACCAATGGCTGCATTCAGTATTACATACGGTGCTGTAGTATATTCATTACTACCACTGTTAATTGTTTCTTTAGGATTGGTGTTTGGGTATATTATGTTTTTTGTCAAAGAAGATGACATTGAACTTAACATACAAAAACAACATTTTAAAGTTTCTAATGTTTTAAGAAACGTAGTACCTTTCTTATTTGCTATCGCACTAGCACTAAAACCAGTAGCGGGCTTAGACCCTTGGTTAGTGTTTGGCGGGCTGTTGTTCTACTACATGGTATTAACTATGACGTGGGACTACAAAAGGTTACTAGGCTTTGTAGACTTTAAACTACTTGCCTGGGTTGCTGTTATTATTATAATGGCTAACTTTACAAGAGAGTATACAAACGATATTAAAGCGTATCTTGAAAATACAGCGTTTGACATTAACACTGTTACAGGCTTTGCTACACTAAGTGGCTTGGCGTTTGGTTCAGCATTTTTGTTTGGATCAAGTAGCAGGTTTGCTGCTATCACAACAATACTATCATTAGTGTACGGAGTAGAATACTTTGTATGGTTCTTTGCACTAGACTATTGCGGATACCTAGTATCACCAATGCATAAATGTATGGCAATAGGGAAGATGTATTTTGGAACACCTTGGCGTAAGTATGCAGGTGCTCTTGGAGTATGGATGCTCTTACTAGTGGGCGCAGGTGGCGCAACACTAATAATCTAAAAACATAAAAATTAAAGTAGGCCTATCATTTGGGCCTACAACTACGGAGACTTTTAAAATGAAATATATAATAACACTAATAATACTGCTGTCATTAACAGCAACCTTTGCAGAAGCAGAGGACTTTGATTATGTTGAAACTAATACGTTTGTCAAACATTCTGACAGCGGAATTACTTTAGGCATAAGAGAAAACATCAACTTAGATGTATCACAGATAATCGTAAGGAAGGACTTTACTGGAACACCTTACAGATTAGAGTACAGAAATGTACAAAAAGGAGAGCGTGAAGAACATTGGATCAGAGCGCAAATGAAAGGCTTTAGATCAGGTGCGTTATGGTTTAATCATCGTATTGAACATCGTACTAGAGAAAGCAAAGATAACGTCTTTCGTTATCGTCCACAGTTTGGTTACAAGCCAAGTAATGTTACTGTCTTTGGAGGCAAGCCGTTTATTACAGTTGAGCCCCAATTCAACCTAACATATAGTTCAGGTAAGGCAGGTTACAGTCACTTACAAACCTTTACAGGATTAGAGTATAAAGTAAGTGATAAATTTACAGTAGTACCATATGTTGAAGTTGACTATGACAAGACTTTTGAAAAGGATGTTGCATTCTTTATAGTTGACTTTAAATTCAAACTATAGTATAATTAAATTAATTTACAGGAAATAATTATGAACTTAAGACCAATTCTTGATAAGATAATTATCAAGGTAGACGAACCAGATGAGCAAACAGCAGGCGGTATTTTTATTGCCAAATCTCAACCCGATGCTATTATGGAAGCTGAAGTTTTAGCTGTTGGCCCAGGAGCACACGATGATAGAGGTAACTTTATTGTACCTGAAGTTAGTGTTGGCGATAGAATATTAGTCAACCCTGGCACAGGTGAATCGTATGAAATATCAGATGTGAAATACACAACTATTACAGAACGCGAAGTTATCGCTGTTCTTAACTAACTAGGACGCCTAATAGGGTTCTAAATAATCTTGCTTAATAAAGGAGAAACATATGACAGCAAAAAATGTAACATTCGGCACAGATAGTCGAGTAAAATTAGTAGCAGGTGTTAACACACTTGCAGACGCAGTACGTGTAACACTAGGTCCAAAAGGCCGTAACGTAGTAATTCAAAAAGCCTATGGCGGCCCTGCAATTACTAAAGATGGTGTAAGCGTAGCAAAAGAAATTGAACTAGAAGATGCACTTGAGAACATGGGTGCCCAAATGGTTAAAGAAGTAGCAAGCCGCACAGCAGATAACGCAGGTGACGGTACTACTACAGCAACCGTATTGGCACAAGGTATTGTTACAGAAGGTATGAAGTACGTAACAGCCGGTATGAACCCAATGGACTTAAAACGTGGCATCGATAAAGCAGTAACAGCACTAGTATCGCAATTAGATACAATGAGTAAGCCTTGTACTACACAGCAAGAAATTGCACAAGTAGGTAGTATTTCAGCAAACAGCGACACTACAATTGGTAACATTATTGCAGACGCAATGGAGCGTGTAGGCAAGAACGGTGTAATCACAGTAGAGTCAGGCAAAGGTTTAGAAGATGAACTAGACGTAGTTGAAGGCATGCAATTTGATCGAGGTTATTTGAGTCCTTACTTTATCAACAATGCAGAAAGTCAAGTAGTAGAACTTGAAAGTGCATATGTATTAATTGTTGAAAAGAAAGTTTCAAATATTCGCGACCTAGTACCTGTACTAGAAGCGGTAGCACAAACAAGTAAGCCTATCCTTATTATTGCAGAAGACATTGAAGGCGAAGCACTTGCAACATTAGTTGTAAACAATGCTCGTGGAACTGTTAAAGCATGTGCTGTTAAGGCACCCGGCTTTGGCGATCGTAGAAAAGAAATGCTACAAGATATTGCAACACTTACTGGTGCAACTGTAATTTCAGATGATGTCGGTCTTTCACTAGATAATGTATCAGCAGAACACTTAGGCACAGCAGAGCGTGTTGAAGTAACAAAGGACACTACTATTGTAGTTGACGGTGCTGGCACTAAAGAAGACATTGCAGATCGTATTGCTACAATTACTACTCAGATACAAACAACTGAATCAGACTATGATCGTGAAAAACTACAAGAACGTCTTGCTAAACTAGACGGTGGTGTTGCTGTGATCAAAGTAGGTGCAGCTACAGAAGTAGAAATGAAGGAAAAGAAAGATCGTATTGACGATGCACTTCATGCTACTCGAGCGGCAGTTGAAGATGGTATTATAGCAGGCGGCGGTGTTGCATTGCTTCGTGCAAAGCAGCAACTAGGCGAGCTTAAAGGTGCTAATGCTGATCAAGACGCTGGCATTGATATTGTACTTCGTGCAATTGAATCACCTATTAGACAAATTACTGCAAACGCAGGAGACTCAGCTGACGTAGTAGTAAACAACATTCTAGCAGGTGCCGACGACTATGGCTACAACGCTTCAAATGGTGAATATGTACAGATGATTGAAGCAGGTATTATTGATCCAACAAAGGTTACTAAGACCGCTTTAGTAAATGCTGGCAGTGTAGCAAGTTTGTTACTAACATCAGAATGTGCTATTACAGACATTCCTAGTAAAGAAGATACAGCGCCTGCAATGAATCCAGGCATGGGGATGATGTAAATTGAAGATGATAAATAAATGTGTAGGAAAGACCGATTCCTTCCTACATTTAACTGGCATGCCGAAAGGGTGCTAAATTTAATCTTGCTTAATAAAGGAGAACTAAAATGACAAGACTAACAACTCTAGACCTACCTAACTTCCACAGAGCTACTATTGGCTTTGATAGAATGTTTAATGAACTTGAAAGACAGTTTGCAAACAGTCCAAATGGAAACGGGTATCCCCCATATAACATTGCACAAGTAAACGATGACGAGTATATGATCTCGTTGGCTGTTGCTGGCTTTGGTATGGACAACCTTTCAATTGAACAGGAAAAGAATATCCTTACTATTGAAGGTACTACTCCTAAAGGAGACGAAGATGTAAATTATCTACACAAAGGAATTGCAGGACGCAACTTCCGTAGAGAGTTTACACTTGCAGATCACGTTGAAGTAGTTGATGCAAGCCTACAACTAGGTATGCTTAACATTCATCTAAAGCGTGAAGTTCCTGAGGAACTACAACCAAAGAAAATTAAGATCAATGAAGGTCTTACAATTGATGGTGAAGTTGCTGAAAAGTAACTAGTCTAGGGGGAGTGTAACAACTCCCCCATTATTAGAGGAAAGAAAAATGTCAACAGATGTACAACTTGATGAAAAAATAAAACAAGAAATTGAGAAGCCTAGTAAGTACAAGGTAGTATTTCTTAATGATGATGCAACGCCAATGGAATGGGTAGTTTCATTATTGATATCTGTATTCAAACACAGCCAGGCTTCAGCAGAAGAAATAACAATGACGATACATACAGAAGGAAGTGGCATTGTAGGAGTTTACTCTTACGAGATCGCTGAAGTAAAAGCAACTGAAGCAACTACACTTAGCAGAAACCAGGGATTCCCTCTGCAAGTAAAAGTTGAAGAAAACGGATAAAATGGCAAATTTAAAAGAACTAACATGGGAACATCATCAAGAAGCAGAACGCCAAGAGTTTGTTAAAGTATTAATGAGTGGAAAAATTAATCCACAATTTTACGCAACATACTTGTGGAACCAACACAAGAAATACGATCTGCTAGAGGCTGTTGCTACTACGCATGGCTTACTAGATGATTTACATGCAATAAGACGTAAGAACGCAATACACGAAGACTATTTAGAATTATGGAATAATCAACTACCACCGCCGATAGTTGAAAGCACTAACGACTACATTGAACATATGAAATCAATTATGACTGATCCAACAAAAGTAATGGCTCACATATACGTTTTACATATGGGCGACCTAAGCGGCGGACAAATGATTAAAAAACGTATACCGGGCGAAGCTAGAATGTATCAGTTTGACGGAGATACTTCTGTACTAAAGGACACAGTCCGTGCAAAGATCAATGACGATATGGCTGAAGAAGCAAAATATGTTTTTGACTCTGCAACAAAACTATTTAAAGAACTAATGGAGTTAGACATTGAGCATTATATGGAACAGACTGATTGAATGCCAAGATCAAATAATTGAAATATTTGAAAAGCATGCAACAGAATTTGACGAACCAGGATTAGCAGACTTTAACCAACCTGACAATGGATGGGTAAACAGAGTATGGGCTAATAAAAATGTACGCAGAGCGCATATAGACGTTGTAGATGCACGTGAGTCTAAAGGCTTATGGATGATGCATGTATGTTGTTTTCCTACGCTAGACAACGATGCACCTATATACGGGTTTGATGTTATAGCAGGCAAAAACAAAATGACTGGTGCCTTTCATGACTTTAGTGCAAGTAGTGGTGGCGAAGATCATCCTATGGTTGAAGGCTACAAAGATGCTGTTAAAGACTTTGTACCAACTAAGCAACGTAAGTTACCAGAATGGGCAACTAACATCTTCACAGACAGTATGATTGCCGCAGGCAATGTGCGTACAGAAGAAGAGGCTGTTTCAATAATTGATCTAGCAATAGCAAACTTAGAAGCATGGTTCGATGAAGTTCCACAGTTTGAAGGTTATGGTGATAAGTTTATGACACTAGCCGCACAAAACTATTACTGTGAAAATCAGCAACAAAATCCTCACACAGCAAACGTAATGAAAACACTAGGACTTGCAGAAGCAGATGTAGACAAGTTCTGTACCGACATGTTGTTTCCTAAATTAGATAAATATTCTATATAGGGAATAACAATACATGCGTTATCAAGATTTTAAATTAGTCGAAGCACCAGGTGATGAAGTACCTGCCAAAAAGATGGCCAATGTCAATGTTGGTTCAGATACGTATGACGACAAAGAAGTAAAAGACTTACAGCAACAGGTTGCTGATAGAGTTATGCGTGTAGATGATGCTAGTGTATTACACAGAGTAGAATCTATACTACGTAAAGGCGGCATTACTAGAGTTTCAACAAAGTATTTTAGATCAGATAGTGACGCAGAAAAATTTGTTAACAGACTAGCACAAATGATTATTGAGCTAGAAATTCCTACTAACGACAAAGTTGCATTCTTAAAAGAGTTTGCTACAACAAATTGCATTAAGCCAGAAGCAATATTTGACAAGTCAGGCACACCACAATCAATGGACACTTGGTTCGAAGGTAGTCAAACAGCAAGAACAATGTTTAAGGCTATGATTAACGATCCGGGTCTAATTGGTAAAAACGCAGGTGAAGCAGGACCAGGCGAACTTGCTATTGCATGTTTCCACAGAAAGGTTACAGCAGGTACAGATCCTAAAGCAAGTTATGATTTAAAATACGGCAATGACCTTGTTGAAGTTAAAACATCAGCAGGCGGCAAAGGTGGCGGACGTTGGACAGCAATGAACGACTATCCACTAGACACTTACATTAGAAGTTCTGAAAGTAGAATAGATCCTAAGAAATGTCCTAAGAGTGTTAGTATGTTTAAGTCAACACGTCAAAGTGCAAAAACATTACCTAACATTGTAGATGTATTAAGTGATCCACAATACTTAAAAGTTGAAGAAGGCGCACAGCCTACTCCACTTATGATTCAAGAACAAAAACAAATATTCAAACGTTTATTACAGTATGCATATCCTAATGCAGATGAGAGTTTGATCAACAACGCAGCTAATTCATACCCTAATCATACAACTAGAACTATTGCTCCTGTAGCATTTGCAAGTTACAAAGCAAAGCAAGACTTCACAAGTATGTTATTAATGAAAGCAAGCGGCGACAACATTACAACACTTCACTTTGAAGACTTATCTGTTGCTGTTGATAAATTTAAACTAGGCGCTCTATACCTTAACGGACAACAACGTGGTATGAGCATGCAAGCCACACTAGTCTAAATCAAAATTCTATTACATTTGTAACATTTCCGCTGTTACAGCAAAATCTTCCTGAACCAAAGCATAAATACATGTGGTAATTCGATGAACAGAGCGTGAGGGCGTTCGCAACGGAGATGAAATATGAAGAGACTAACTCAACTACTAGCACTAACACTAGTACTTGTATTTTCGCCAGCCGGCGCAACTGAACTAACATGGAAATTTAAAAATCCAGCATTTCATTATGGTAACGGTTACTCTACACACGTTTTAAGTGTAGAACAGTTACAACATAATCGTAAGCAAGAACTTAGAAAGGAAGCAGAAGCCGAAGCTAATAGACTTGAAAGAGAACTAGAAAATAGTGTTCTAAATAAGTTTATTAGAAACTTAGAAAGTAGAATTTATGCAACACTTAGCAAGCAGATGGTTGACAGTATGTTTGCTGATTGTGGCGATACTTGTACCAACGCAGGTACAGCAGAAGTTGAAGGTAATATTATTAGTTGGGTAAAAGATCCAACAACAGGAACCATTACACTTACTATTACTGGTGAGGATGGAACTGTAACAGAGATATCAATTCCAGGAATGGGGGAGTTTAACTTTTGAAAATACTTGCAGCCTTAGTGGCACTTGCTATGTTAGGCGGGTGTGCAATGAACCCAAGTTTACAAATACTTGAGGACACTGCCACATCACCAACATTGCAGGCTAGTCCAATCCAAAAGAGATTGGAAGACGTTCCAGGTGTTGACGGACAAAAGATTACTATAGCTGTATACCAGTTTAGTGATAGAACAGGTCAACGTAAACCTTCGGATATGGTAGCAAGTTTAAGTAGTGCGGTTACACAAGGTAGCGAAGTTTGGGTCATTAAGGCCCTACAAGACGTAGGCAACGGACAATGGTTTGATGTTGTCGAACGTGTTGGAATGGATAATTTAATAAAAGAAAGGCAATTAATTAGGCAGACACGAGAAGTTTACGAGAAAGAGCTTCCCACTGGTCCTACACCGATGAAGCCCTTGCTATTTGCAGGGTTAATACTAGAAGGCGGTGTAGTAGGATACGATAGTAATACGGCTGTTGGTGGGGCAGGCGCAAGATATTTAGGCTTAGGCATACAGACAGAGTACCGCGTGGACACTGTTACTGTAGTCATGAGGCTAGTAAGCGTTAGCACAGGGAAAGTGTTAATGAGTATAGCAACCGAAAAGACAATCGCGAGTTATAGATCCGGAGCGGATATCTTTAAGTTCTTTGATTTAGGAACTAAATTAGTAGAGACAGAAGCTGGGTTTTCAGTCAATGAACCTGTAAACTACGCTGTGAGGGCAGCTGTAGAACAGGGCGTTATCGAACTTATTTTTGAGGGCGAGCGCAGGGACTTATGGAAATTCAAAGAAGAGGCTGAAGAATCTATAGAGACAATAAACGAAATATCTGAGGAATTAAATGACTCAGAAGAGGGCTAAAATATGAGAAATATAACATACGGTATGTTAGTAGCATGCGTATCACTTTTAATAACTGTTCCATCGTTTGCTAATGATATCTATATCACCCAGGTTGGCGATAATTTAGACTTAGATATCATTCAAGATGGTTCTAACAACGTGATTGGAACATCACAAACTGATGTAACACTAGATGGCGATGATATGACATTTAGTATTACACAGCAAGGTGATTCAAACTCGATAGCGGCAGTTATCAAAGGGAATACGTATACAGGAACATGGAGTTTTATCGGTAATAGTAATACAGTAGCTATGACTTGCGATCAAACTTCAGGTACCAATTGCGAAAACGTAACGGCAAACATAACAACAAATGGTGACACAAACGCATTTGCAATATATTTAGGTGAATCAGCAGACGCACAAGACTTAGTAGCGAACTTTACTGTTGACGGTGACGGAAACACGATTACATCTAACATAGACGGCGAAAGTGTTGCACTTACATTAGTTAATGATAACAGTGCAAGTCTTGCTTCAAGTGGCAATACATTTACAATTGATGTAGACGGTAACGGAGACGTTAGCGGACATACTATTAATATAGATGTAACTGGCGGCGGTAGCACTTATGATATTACACAAAGCGGTTTAGGTGATAATATTATAGAAGCTACATTTAGCGGTGATAACCAAGATGTTGATATTACACAATCTGATTAAGTCGGGCATAGCATTATGTGTGCTCCTTTCCAGTTTGCCGGCGTTCGCCAACTCTGATGCAGGGTCTATAGGCGAAATAAAAGGTTCTGGTGTACTGGAAAGGAATCGTCAGGTTATTGAAGGAGGTACGGGTGTTGGTGTACAAAGTATGGATACAGCGGTTACCGCAAAAGGTAAGATGCGTATTGACTTTGTGGACGACACCCGTGTCGATCTCACAGACCATAGCAGACTATTAATCGATGAGTTTGTATATGATCCTGCTAATGATATAGGGTCTATCAGTTTAAAAGCGTCACTAGGCACAGTAAGATATGCTAGTGGACAAATAGCAAAACGTTACCAACAAAACGTTAAAATAAGAACACCAAGTGCAACAATCGGAGTACGTGGTACAGATTTCATAATGCTTGTAGACGAAATAGGTGGTACAATGGTTACATTGCTACCTAGTTGTGATACTAACGGTACATGTATAGTAGGCGAAATTAGTGTTGAAAGCGACACAGGTTTTGTTATTATGAATCAAGCATTTCAAACAACACAAATTAAAAGTAGTTACCAAAAGCCGTCAAAGCCATTGGTACTAGACATAGACGAAAATCAAATAGGAACACTTCTAATATTAAGAAAGCGTAGTCCTTACGATGAAGAAGAAATAGAAATACTTAAAAAACAAAAAGCTCAGTTTGAATTCTTAGATATTGATTTTTTAGAAACAGATGTACTTGATGGTGATGCACTTACAGACAGCATCAAAGATATATGGGCAACAGAATTATCAAGAGGAGCAGATTACTATTTAGGCGAGCTATTGTACGACATGATAGATCAATTAAACTTAGCTCTTGCGGCATTGTTTAGAAATGAACTAGACAAACAAAACGAACAATTTTTTGCAGATCAGAAATTTGGGTATGATGATAAAACAAGAATAACACTAGATAAACAAGACCCAAATTGGGTAGTACAAAGAACGGATTTAGGTGTTGTTAATAATCTTCAGTTAAGGCTATCTCAAGCAAGCGGATATATTATCAACATGGAACAGCAAGGCGAAGCTGTTTTAGATTATAGATTAGGTAACGGTACTAATGCTATAGACATAAGGCAAGGACAATGAAACTTACAGGAACACACTTAGGAATTTTAGTAATACTATTATACTTTGGTGCCCAATCCTGTATGGCTAATGAAATATACATAAACCAAATAGGTGACAATACTAACTTGACTATCTCACAAGACGGTGATGATAATACAGTTACTGGTCTGTCAGGTGGCACTAGCAAAGCAACAATTAGTGGCAACAATACTAGTACAACATACAACCAAACAGGTGATGGTAATGCTATAAAAGTTTATACGTCTGCTGGCAACGGTATTAGTAACGCAACTCAAACAGGCAACGACAACGAAGCACGTTTAGACTGTCACGGTAATAATTGTGTGCTTGCCGTTACACAAACAGGCAACGACAACTATGCGGCGGTTGAAGTTGGTAATGGCGGCGACTATGATCAAAGCATTACAGTTACACAAGATGGTGATGATAACGTAGTTGCAGTCGAAGCAAACGGAGACGACAATACTATTGTTATTGACCAAGACGGTAACAATCATATGGTGTATGGCTACGGCAACACACCACTTACTGGCGACAGGAATACACTAACACTAACACAAAACGGATCACAATACGAACAAGCAGAAATTGCTGTTATAGGAAATGACAACACCGTAGATGGTTATCAAGGCGGTGGAGGCGAAAGCAACTTTGGTAGACTGGTACTAACGGGTGATGATAACAACGTAAAAATATGGCAAGGCAAGCAGATAGATGGTACTACTGACTCAACCGAAGGTGGCGACCACGACGCATATGTTGCTATTACAGGTGATAACAATGTCTTTCATTCAGCACAAACTGATCAAGCCGCAAACTGTTGTTGGGCATCACACGAATTAAACGCTGGTATAATTGGCGACGATAATGAAGTAAACTTATCACAACGTAAAAATGGTGCTCACACAATGTATGTTGACATAGACGGAGACGACAATAATGTTGATGTGGCGCAAAATGGAAACCAAGGCTCAACATATCTTGATCTTGACATAGAAGGCAACTACAATCTAGTTGATGTAAATCAACACGGTGGCGGCTCACACAGTGCAACTATTGACTTGTCAAGTACATATGGGCCAGCATATAACTTTAGTTTAGAACAACACAGCAATTCAGCAAAATCATACACAATGACAAGTATATGCAATAACCCTAGCGGATGTAGCATTAGCGTAACACAATACTAAATACAGCATGAGGCAATGGTTATGCAATTTAATTTGTAAAACTAACAGCGACGAGGCTGTCGCAGAAAGGGCATTTGAAGATGATCTCCAATCAAAAATCAATTCAATTAAGAGAAGGATCGCCGCTATGGAACGCACTATTGGCCGCCGAAACAAATCCAATAACGATTCACAGGCACAAGCCAAGTTCATGGTGGAAGAAGCACAACGATCAAAAAGAAATAATTTACAACCAAGCGGTGAAAAGCAGTCGCAAGGTAATAAAGACTTAGATCTACTAAAAGCAAAACTAATGGGCAAAAAATAATGGAAGAACAAGAATATATTAAGTACAACTTTTGGAAAGACTTTGCATTTGTATGTTCAATTGGACTAAACATCGGCTTTCTTATAGCCGTGTCTATGCTATAATAAATACAGTATGACGAAGTACATTACACACTGGTCAGTGGCAATTATCACGGCCTTAATAATATGGATGATTCATTATGGTAATAGCACCGTAGTGGAAACAGCTCGGCTCAAGCAATTCGATCTACTTCAACTAACCGATGAGCCATTGCAATCCCAGGATATTGGCATTGTTGCTATTGACGAGGCCGCCATTGAGAAGTATGGTCAGTGGCCCTGGAAGCGCGAAGTAATTGCAGATATAGTCTGGAAACTTCGAGAAGCAGGTGCAGGTATTATTGTAATACCTATACTTTTTTCTGAACCTGATAGATTAGGTGGAGACGAAGCATTAGCCGATGCACTTGCAGATAATGGTGTAGTAATTGCCCAAACAGGAACTACATCAGTCAACAAAAATTCCGTTCCTCGCGGAGTTGCCAAGATAGGAAACCCATTACCATTTCTGTTTGAATGGCCAGGCATGTTGGGTCCTATTCCTCTACTAGGTCAAAATGCCGGAGGTGTTGGAGTTATAAACACAGCACCTGAGATAGACGGTGTAGTACGCCGTGTACCTTTGATCATGCGTATCCAGGGGGATACGTACCCATCACTCGCAGTAGAGGTGATTAGATTAGCCACAGGTCAACCATCTTATCAAATCAAAGCCAACGAGGGTGGCATTGAAAAGATCCGTGTTCCGAGTTACCCAATTATTAACACTGACCCTAATGGACAAATCTGGTTACGTTGGAATAAAACGTTTGACACAATTAGTGCGACTAAGGATAACTTTAACGAGTTCCAAGGTCGTACTGTTGTCATAGGACTAACAGCAGAAGGCTTAGGTGGATTTATTGCAAGTCCAACAGGTCCGCAATATAATTATATACCTGCGGCTGTAACACTACAAACTGTATTAGACGGTGACCAAATTGAAAGGCCATTTTGGGCTGATCTAGCAGAACTAGCCACAACAGCGGTAGTAAGTTTACTTGCTATTGTAGTTGCTTCACTTGCGCCTTTTTGGGCTGTAGGTATAGTAATAGTTACAGTAGTAGGAGGACTTGCGTACGGTGCGTTATATGCATGGCAAGAGTACTTGTATCTATTAGATGTTACTATGCCTATACTAGCATTTGTGTTGGTTAGTTTACATGCTGTTTTTAATCGATTCGTAAGCGAGTATTTGCAGAAACAAGAAATTAAAAAACAGTTTGCGGGATATGCATCACCAACCGTGGTGCGTATGTTGCAAGAAAACCCTGCACTTATAAAAGAAGGTATGAAGAAAGAAGTATCAATTGTGTTCTCAGACCTAAGAGGGTTTACTCCCCTTGGTGAGTCTTTTGGCGATGACGTTAAAGGACTTACTAAAATAATGAATGGCTACATGGATGCTATTACACAGCCTATACTTGATGCAGACGGAATG